AGACAAGTAGTAACACCAAATTCATTTACATTTGATGACAGTGGTGGAAGAGATAGTGATGAAACTGCAACACCAGACTTTTCAAATACTCTGGAAACAATGGATAACGAAATATTTGCTAGAAGAGTAAGTGACTCATCTTTCTAGTATAAATAGACTTATTAGGATTTAAAATGACAAGACAAAATATAAATGTAGGTTCATCAGCAAACGACGGTACAGGAGATACCTTACGTGGTGCTGGTACTAAAATAAATGCAAACTTTAAAGAGTTGTACACACAACTTGGAGGTGATAGTTCAACACTAAGTACACTTGTAAAATTAATTGATTCTTCAAGCACAGGTGTAGTTTTATTTGAAGGAACATCCGCAGACAGTCACGAAACTAAGTTGATTGCAACCAATGCCACAGCAGATAGAACTATTGCTTTACCGGATGCTGGAGGTAACGTAGTATTAGATACTGCAACTCAAACATTAACTAATAAGACATTAACAACTCCAACAATAGCGTCAATTACAAATGGTGGAACAGTCACTATACCAAGTGGTGCCGGAACAATTGCAACTATAGCAGCATCACAAACGTTAACTAACAAGACACTAACATCACCAATAATAAATACACCGGTCATAGGTACTTCTTTAAATGATGCTAATGCAAACGAATTTATTAAATTTACAACAACAGGTAGTGCGGTTAATGAATTAACAATCGCAAACGGTGCATCAACTACTGGACCAACACTTTCTGCAACAGGAGGTGGAACTAATTTAAACATAATAATGACACCAAAAGGAACAGGTTCAGTTGAATTAAATAAAGCAGCTTTTAGTTCTTCTACAATAACTGCAAATGGCGCAGCAAGTACAGCAGCAACATTAATAATAGGCAACAAAGGTTCTCAACTAGATGTATCATTAGCTAATGGAACAACTGTAGGTGAATATAAAATTTTTACAAATAAAGGTGCAGGTGCAATGCATGTTACACCTGTAAGTTTTGCTCAAGGTACTAAATTTGTTCTAGCACAGAACGATGGTTGTACCTGTATATGGGACGGATCAAACTGGTTCTTAGTAGGAAACCAAGGCGAAGTAACGGTATCATAAGGAATAGAATATGTCAGCAATAATTACAGACCCGTTTAAAAAACAAATCACTCAAACTGTTTTTAATGAAGTTACGAACAATACTAACAGGTATTATATAGGAATCGGAAGGTCAGAATCTTGGGATAGTACAGAAACTGTGCCAACTCCAACAGACGCTCCAAGAACTATTAGAAACGTAAGAGCGGGTTTACAATCAATAAAATCTGCAAGTGACGTATCATATGTTATACCAAGATATAACTGGTCATCTGGATCTATATATCAAGCTTATGACGATGATCTTACTAGCATACCAGATACAAATCCTTATGCAGTTTTGACAGAAGATAATCAGGTTTACATTGTTCTACAACAAGCTAAAAACGATGCAGGAACTGCAACAACTTCTACAATAAAACCAACCGGAACTACTACAAAACCTTTTAAAACTTCAGATGGATATGTTTGGAAGTTTTTATATTCTTTGTCGGCTGCAAGAGCAAGTGCCTTTTTATCAGCAAACTTTATACCGGTTGAAAAAATTCTAGACTCTGCAAGAGTTAATGACTTAACTGGAACTACAACGTTAACAGCACTAGAAATTACACAAGCTCTAGTTCAAGACTCTGCTGTTCCTGGACAAATCGTAGGTATTAACGTCACTGCAGGCGGATCTGGTTATGATCCATCTAGTCCACCAACAGTAACTATTAATGGTGATGGTATTAGAGCTGCAGCAACCGCTACAGTTTCAGGTGGAGCTGTTACAAAAATTGAACTTGATTCAAGTACAGACAGCGCAATAGCTATGGGTCAAGGTTATAATTTTGCGAGTATAGCAATCTCAGGCGGTGGAAGCGGTGCAGAAGCAAGAGCTATACTAGGACCTGAGGAAGGTTTAGGCAATGATGCAAGAGATGATTTAAAATCAACTTCATTAATGTTTAACGCAAAACCAAACGGAATAGAAGACAGTAATTTTATAGTAGGTCAAGATTTCAGACAAGTAGCATTGATAAGAGATCCAACACACACTTCAGATAGTGCAGCTGATGGGCCGGCTTTTACTACATCAAGTGGTAAAGCTTTAAGATTCTTAAAACTCACTGCAGCGGCAAACGCAAATTTCTTAGATGTAACAATAACAGGCGGAACGTCAGGAGCTCAAGCTTTAGTTGATGAGGTTGATAGTGATAGGTTATATTTTCATCAGACTGAAACTACTGGATTTAAAGCATTTGCTGAAGGTGAAACGATAACTGGTGGTGGTACATCAGGTGCACTCGTAGCTGCAGGTGTAGATGCTGACAGTGATGCTTTCACTAGAGATGATGTAGATAAACTTTCTGGAAGTATTTTATATATAGAAAATAGAGCACCAGTTACAAGAGCAGCAAATCAACAAGAAGATATTAAAGTTGTAATATCACTATAAGGAATAAACTATGGCAACTAATTTAACTGAAACCACCTTTCCAAGTACTTATAAAGATGATTTTGCTGACAGTGCTGGATTTCACAAGATACTTTTCAACTCTGGAAAAGCTCTTCAAGCTCGTGAGTTAACGCAGCTTCAAACAATATTACAAAATCAAATACAAAGATTTGGCGATAATATATTTAAAGAAGGTGCTGTGGTTAAACCCGGCGGTGCGACTATAAATCAAAAGTATGAGTTTATAAAATTAAATACTACAGTTAATACACTTCCAGCTGATACATCTACGCTTGTAGGTACGTCATTCACTGGTCAAACTTCAGGCGTCATAGTTAAAGTCTTACAAGTTGTTGCTGCAACTGGATCAGATCCTGATACTCTTTATGTTCAATACACCAATACAAGTTCTGGATCATCAGGAATTTCTACTATACGTATGTCAGCCGGTGAGGATGTAAACAACGGATCAGTAACGTTAACAGTTCAAACAACAAATACTGCAACAAATCCTGCTACAGGTGTCGGTGTTCTTATAACGTTGTTGTCTGGAATTTACTACGCAAGAGGTCACTTTGTATTTACAGAAGATCAGTCAAAAATAATATCAAAGTACTCTGATGATGTTGACACAAACATCGGGTTTAAGGCTGTAGAATCCGTCGTAGCTTCTATAGATGATCAAACATTATTTGATAATCAAGGGGCTGTGCCTAACCTTACAGCACCTGGCGCCGATAGATATAAAATACAATTAACCATAGTAGAAGAAAGTGATGTTGATTCAGATGAAAACTTTATTCATATCGCTACAATTAAAGAAGGCGTAATATATAGCGCAGTTGATGAAAGAAACGCATATAATATTCCAAACCAAGTTGTGGCAAGAAGAATACATGAAAATTCTGGAGACTATTTCGTAAAACCTTTTATTGCAAAGTTTAATTTAGATTCTGCATCCACTCACTTAAATCTTGAAGTAAGCCCTGGAATAGCAGTCGTGGAAGGTTTTAGAGCAGCAAGACCGTTTCCGACAACTTTAAGAATAGAAAAAGCTACTGATACAATTGCCATTAATAATGATGTAGTTGGCACAGACTTTGGTAACTATGTTTTTGTAGATAATGGAACGTTCGGTGACTCTGCTTCTTTTGGTATACCAAACATTAACGTATTTGAAAAGTTAGATTTAAAAGACAATTTAGATTACACTGGCAATACCATTGGTACTGCAAGGGTTAAAGCCATAAACGAAGACGGTACTAAACTGAGGTATCATTTATTTGATGTACAAATGAATAGTGGTTCAGCTTTTAGAAGTGTAAAAAGTATAGGAACAAGCACCTCAAGCTATTTTAGACCTACTTTAGAAAACTCAAAAGCGGTGTTGAAAGAAACTAGTGTTAACACATCATTATTTCCACTACCACGTCCAAGACCTCAAGCTTTAACTGATATTTCTTTTGCAGCACAAAGACGTTTTACTGCAACATCAAATGGTTCTGGTCAAGCATCAATATCTCTTTCTGCTACAGGAGAAACATTTACTAACACCGATGATTGGATTGTAGGAACAGATAGTGATGTATATTTAAATGCATCAATATCAGGAACTGGTAGTACATCGGCAACTTTGACTGGGTTACCAGCAAGTCAGGCCGTTGAAATATTAGGTTACGTTAATAAGAGCTCAGCTACAATTAAAACCAAAACTTTAACACAAAAAGCAATTACTGTCAGCATTGACTCAGACGGTAATGGCCAGAAATTTTTACCACTTAATATAGCAGATATCTTTGATGTTCAAGATATATTAAAAGGTGGCGATAGTAACATTAGCTATGCTAATAGGTTTGATCTTGATAATGGACAAAGAGATAATCACTATGCACTTGGAAGACTGCTACTTAAATCTGGACAATCAGCGCCTTCAGGCAGCATATTCATAAATTACAGACACTTTGATCACGGTGTTTCAGGTGATTTCTTTGCTGTAAACTCATACACAGGACAAGTTGATTATGATCAAATACCTAAATACACGTTTTCAGATGGATCTAGAATTAATTTATTTAATTACTTAGACTTCAGATCTGTTATGGATTCTGCAGGAGAGTTTAGTAATTCAGGTAAAGGTGCAAGAGCTATTGAGCTACCACAGCCTACATCTTTAGTTACTGCAGATGTTACTTATTTTCAAGGTAAAGCTGCAAAACTTGTTATTGATAGAGAAGGAGTAATAAGGATTATATTTGGTGCTTCAGGCTTCACACCGGCTATGCCAGATAAACCTGATAATACTCTTGGTTTATATGATATTGAATTACGTGCAAATACTCTTAATGATTCTGATATATTCATGAATAAAATAGAACACAAACGTTTTACTATGAAAGATATTGGATTTTTAGAAAAAAGACTCGATAAACTAGAAGAATTCGCAACTTTAAGTGCTTTAGAAGTTGATACTAAACATTTTCAAGTATTAGATTCATCTGGTAACGACAGAACAAAATCTGGATTTGTAGTAGATAATTTTACTGATCATACCTTTTCTGATTTAACTGGTAATGTTGCTGAGTACAGAGCAGCACTAGATCCTGTCCATAATTTAATAAGACCTACTTTTACTGAAGACAACATTAGATTAATATATGATTCAGCAACTTCAACTAATACTATTCGTAAGGGCGATAACGTTTATATTGCATTCGATGAAGCACCTTATATTAATCAAAATCTTGCAAGTAAAGCTATTCGTATTAATCCTTTTAACGTTGTCATATATGAGGGTGTTACTACATTATCTCCTTCTTCAGACGAATGGAGAGACGTTGCCAAAGTGGCCGATAGAACTATAACAGGTGGATCGAGACTAAGTACAACTCAAGCTTACAACTGGAACAATTGGTCTTGGAACTGGGGCGGAATACCAACAGAACAGTTAGTTGTTGGAAATCAAACACAAAATATTTCTGGAACAGTAAATAAAGTTGTTAGCGAAGAAACAGTGATAGAATTTGTTGAAGATAGAGTAATTCAAACAGCTCTCTTACCTTTCATGCGATCCAGAAAAGTATTTTTTAAATCTGAAGGATTAAGACCAAATACTCGTGTATTTCCTTTCTTTGACGGTACAGATATATCAACTTTTACAAAAAGCGAAACATTTCAATTCTATGGTGATGGAGACTCAGATTTTGGTAATACATTAAAAGGTGTCACTACTCATCCAGACACCTCGTCAAACTTAACTACCGATGCAAACGGATCAATAGCTGGTTCTTTTATAATTCCAAATAATGATACGCTAAAATTTAGAGTTGGAACAAGAGAGTTTAAAATACTTGATATAAGTGCAAACAAAGAAATAGATGCAGCAGTCATTGCAAAAGCTTCATATACTGCCACTGGTTATTTAGACACTGTAGAAAGCCAATATAAGTCAACGAGAGTGTTAAATGTACAAGGTGTAAGGTTAAGAGATAATGCTAAGTATCAAACAAGTAGCGATGGTGAGCATAATCATGGCCCTGGCACAACAATAAGCAGCAGCACAAGTCTTGGTAATGGTAGTTTCAGTAATAGTGTCAATGGTATTAATGGCCATGAAACTACAGCCAACGTTGGAAGAACTCCTGATGCAAAATCCGGTATTGATGGACACATGGCTGGTGCAGATAACCCTGGTGATTCAAAAATAGTATGTACTGAGATGTATAGACAAACACAGTTAGAAGACTGGACTAAAGCCATGAAAGTTTGGTACATATATCAGAAAAAGTATTTAACACCTGTTCATGAAATAGGTTATCATTGGTTATTTAAGCCTTTTGTTGAAGGTATGAAAAGAAGTAATTCAGTAACAAAATTAGGTGCCTATCTCGCAATGGAAAGAACAAAACACTTGAAACACGTTTTAACAAAAGGTAAAACAAAAGACAGTATAATAGGTAATGTATTCTGTAAGATAATACATCCGATTGTATACTTAGCGGGTAATATTGTGAAAAATTCTAATAAGAGAGGTAGATAATGGCATTAACATCAAAAGGCTATCAACTTAATAAACAGCCAATAGCGCAATCATTTTATATAAATTCTCTTAGTGGAATATACTGTACAAAAGTAGATCTCTTCTTTTCGACAAAAGATACAGCTTTACCGGTTCAAATACAAATAAGACCGATGGTTAACGGATTTCCTTCAGCAACTAGCATTATACCAGGGACTATAAAAGTTTTACCTGCAAGTAGTATCAATGTAGATACGACCGGACCAGATCTTACAGCCACCTCGTTTGAATTTGACGAACCAGTTTTTCTTCAAGGACAAGAAGATTACGCACTAGTTGTTATTGCAGACTCAAAAGATTATCAGATTTACATAGCAGAGATAAATGACTTTTTATTCGGCTCAACTGAAAAAAGAGTACAAAAACAGCCTGATCTTGGAAGCTTATTTTATTCTCAAAATGGTGTTACTTGGACCGCTGCTCAGAATCAAGACTTATCTTTTGTAATTCATCAAGCAAAGTTTAAACATACATCCGCAACAATGATGTTAAAAAATGCGTCACTACCAAAAGCTAAATTAAAAAATAATCCATTTACCGTTACTGCGGCCGATGCTACAGTAACTACAAGACATATTGGTCATGGATTACAGATAGGTAATGCGATTGAAATAAGTGGTGCAACAGCTACTGGCGGTATGAATGCATCCAGCATTAATGGTAGAAGAACAATTACCGCGGTTGATTTTACTGGTTATAAGTTTGAAGCAGATTCTGCAGCAGATTCAGATGCTATTGCTGGAGGAGCAAACGTTCTTGCGACAAAGAATATTCCTTTTAGTATAATTTATCCACACGTTACAAAAATTGAACCAGTTAACACTGCTATTGGTGCATCAATTAAAGGAACCACTGGTAAATCTTTCGCAGGTAACGAAACATCTTTTCAAAAACAAACAGATTTTCAGGCTGTAAAGTTAAATCAAAATAATGAAGCACTAGAACCATACTTAGTAGCATTCGATAGTGCTGAAACAGCCGAGCTAGGTGCAGGTAATAAATCACTAGATATGAGAATACTGATGCAGTCGATAGATTCAGACGTATCACCTATGATAGACTTGCAAAGAATGTCTGCTTCTTTAATTGATAACGTTATTGATAGACAATATGATTCATCAACCTCAAGCCCCGGTAATTTTAATGCTCCTTTAAGCTTTATAAATGAAACAAGTCCAAAAGGTGGAAGTTCTGCTGCTAAACATATCACTAGAGCTATAACACTAGAAAATGATGCGGTAGGACTTAATGTATTGTTAAGCGCAAATAGGCCTAATGGTACAGACTTTGAATTGTATTTTAGAACAGCAACTGCTGATGAAGTAATAACTAATAACAATTACACACTGAAAGCACCAGAAACAACATTGCCTACAGATGAAAATAGAAACGTTTATCGAGAGTATAGATATCTTATAGGTGGACAAAACGGAGTGTTGCCAGCTTTTACAAAATTTCAAATAAAGATTGTTTTTAGAAGTACTAATAGTGCAAAGGTGCCAAGAATTAAAGATTTAAGAATTATAGCATTGAGTGTGTAATGAGTTATTACGCCAATATTGATGGCCATAGTGGTTATGTTAAAGACAAGAGAACTGGTGCTGTCTTAAATACTAACAATGAAGAAATTGAAGCAGCAAAAAGACGTAAGGCCGATAGACTAAATAAAGACAATGAATTGTTTGAATTAAAAAATGAAGTAAGTGATATAAAGAAAATGTTAACCAAAATAGTAGAGAAGCTCGATGGCTAAAACAATAATAAATTTATCAGATCCTGTATCAACTCTTGTAACTAAGACCAATACAATATCGAGTCATATAGGCGATATAACATCATTAAATGTTGGCAGTACAAACGATTCTGATTTAGTACAAGCAATAAATTTTCTAATGACTAGTAAAGACAGCTCCGGTGATGTTACTACTCTTATTGATTCAGCATACGTACAAGCAAGACAAACTACAAACACAACATCAGGTATTACATCGCTTTTACAAAAAGATAGTGCAAACGGAATCGGATTAGATTCTTCTGAAGGTCGATTCTTTATTCCACCTCACACAGTCAATATTAGTATGATTGAAACTTCTGCAATTACAACAGACAAATTAGCAGCAGATGCTGTCACCGGCGCTAAAATAGCCGATGATGCAATTAATTCAGAACACTACACTGATGGTTCTATTGACACGGCTCACATAGCTGACTTACAGGTGACAACTGCAAAAATAGCTGCAGATGCTATTACAGCAGCTAAGATTGCAGATGACGTAATTAACTCTGAGCATTATGTTGATGGATCAATAGATACTGCACATATTGCCGATGCTCAAGTTACAGGTGCTAAGATTGCAGCTGATACAGTAGCTGAAGCCAATATGGCCGATGATGCTATAGGTTCAACACAGTTAAAAACATTATCAACACTTTTAATTATAAATTCATCAGGATCAACGGTTAAAACTATACACGGCGCAGGTGCTTAACTATGACGGTCAGGGTCCCTTTATATTGGGATGGCACAAATTTACGAGAAATGTCATCTTCTATGGTCAGCGGACTTGTTGATAGGGCTGTATATTCATATGGAGCTAATCCTAGTGCAACAGTGACAGTTGTTAGCAGCAGTGGAACTATATCACCAGGCATGGTTGATACAAGAATGACGGCTGGAGCTGTCTCAACAAGAACAACTGCAACACCAAATGAAGCAACTACAGCAGAACCCGGAGAAGCTACAGTCACTTACGATAGAATGAGTCAATCAAATGCGACTGTTAATACTCCAACAGATACAAATAATAAATTATATCCAGTATATTGGACTGGTAGTAATATTCGAGCAATGAACGCTACTGATGTTCATGATACGTTTATAAGTCCTGCTATTGATATTCTCGTTGATGGAAACGATAGATCAGGTACGTTTAGAATACACACTTCAACATCTCTTGCTGGACACGTATTATCATCGTCTACTCCAGTCTTTCAAGATACACGTGCAAATACTGGTGCATATACTCAAGATGGAATTGGAGAAACACTAGACCAGCCAACGGTTATTAACAACTATTATTTGTTTAGAACAAGTCAAGGTACAGCGCCTTCATATACCGCACCTTTACAAATAAACGGCGATAATAATTTACAAGAATACACCAGCACAACATTAGACTCAATGTTGCTCGAAGAATTAAGGCATCATACAGTCAACACTTCAGGATCACTGATAGTATATAGTGTAAATGGAACCGGAAACAATAAAGGCTCTGGTATAGTTAACACTAAATTAAACGGCAACGGTAATTATCAACAAAGATTTGTAGGTGTTGATGATTATCGAGCGCAAGAGTTTCCGAATGGTACTGCAACAACAATTGAAACATGGTTTTTAAGGATAACGAAAGGTTAAATTATGGCACTTCCAGGACATGAATTTTTAACAGCACATTTTTCTGATAATGAAAGAACAAATGTCGAAGTATATTGGGTAACACCTGATGGATTAGAAACAAGAGTAGAACATATTGAGGCTAAAACCGGCGATCCTAATTGGGAAAACTTATTAACTCACATTAGTCTCGAAAAGTTACATGAAGCAACTTACAAACAAATGCATGATCAAGATATGGCATTTAGAGAAGACGTTATTAAGATAGCTAAAGAAAGAGGATTAATTCACGATTTAACTAACTTGAATGACGTTGAGACAATGAAGTTAATAGTGGATTTTATTTTTGGACCATTTGATCCAGAAAAAGATAAAGAAAAACTTTTTATGTTTAAGCTTAAATTATTTGAAGTTGATAAAATAAAGAAATCATCAAATAGAGAAATAAAAGCAAAACTGAGAAAAGCTGAAAGTTTAATGGATGCTATTAAGGCTACTCTTGAGATTCTAGACGAGTAAAGGTTTTTTCAAAATCTTTATTTACCTGATGTATTAAATGAACCCCATAAGTAAATTCTGACATAAATTCATCTAATATGTAATTCCATTGAATTCCTATGTTAGTATATTTAATATTATATCTTTCCAATATAAAAGAAAAATAAACTTCGTTATTTCTTACCCAACCTTCTGAATATTCTCTTGGATATAAACCATCGTTTTTTGCTTCTAGTAAAGTTTTATCGATATCTGATATTCTTTCGCTAAACTTTAATAGATTTGCAGCATTTTGGTTTCCACAGATAACTGCAGTATTACAAATACGATCATTACTGACAATGTCTTCTATTAGTAACATAGCCTTTTTGGCGGCTGCTTTAGAATATAGACTCATAGGATCTATGATATTTTTTTCTTTATATTGCCATCTTAACCACGTCTTCCATTCTTCATCTTGAGCGTGTTTATTTACATCAATATCATAAACACATGGATAATCAAAATCAAACTGTTCAAATATATTTGTTTTAGTTATTGGTATTACGTCTAAATCAAAATATACTACTTGATCGTATTCTTTTGTCAGCTCTTCAAATTTTAATATCTTATCAAATTGTACGTCTACATAATCCGTAGATCTTGGTACGAAGGTAAAATAGTCTGCGCCACAATACTGTGCGTATTGTCTTTGTCTTTCAACTAGTTTGTCTTTAAACTTACGAAAAGACTCTTTCTTCCAGTCTGGAGCAGAAATATGATCTGAGGTCAAATCTGACCAAATACTAAATATTATTCTTTTCACACCATTTTCTCACGTAATCAAAATCTTTGTTAATGCAGTGCACAAGCTTTGCATGTTCTGGTATAAAACTCCATCTGTCCATAAAAAAGTGCCAACCAGTTTTATAAAGTTGTTGATATTCATTTATTCTGCAAGCAAATATAGTCTCATTATCGTAACCAAAAAGATTACGAATATCATCAGGCCAAAAATCATCTTCAGTTAATCTTTTCATTTCTGCTAAAGTTTCATGAAAGTCTTTAAAGTAATCTAATTCTTTCAATGATTTTTGATTAGCGCCTATAATTCCAGTATTAAATACTTCTTTAGCATAGCCTAATAAAGCCTGCGCATTCCAGTACTTTGCGAGAGGAGATCTTACACAATGCTTATCTCTATTATTGTCTTTTATGCCCCACTCTTCAGACATTATCGCTATGCCTTTTTTTAAATCCCATACTTCAAAAAAGTTATGTTTAGTAACCGGAACGACATCTATATCTAAATAAAGTATCTCATCATAATCAAGCTGATACAATAGATGCATCTTATAAAAATTTATGATATTATATTCTGATACTTCAGGTCCAAACTGTTTACTGAATTCTATGTACTTATCATCGTAAACGAAATGCAGATAATCAGCTCCACATAACTCGGCATATTTCTTTTGTTTGTCGAGTAGCCAATTTAAATTATTATTAAACTTACCTTGATTTTCGAAATGAGATACAGGATTTTGTATGTCAATATAAAAACTATAAATTACTCTAGACATATCCAATAACCATAAATCTTTTATAACCGTTTGGCATATCTAAAGATCCTCTATACACTACTTTTGATAACTCAGATTTTTCTATTAGTTCTTGTTCACTATTAACACAATTAATATGATCTTCAACGTGAAACATGTTATTACTTTGCAAAGCAAATAAACATTCAGGTTTGTATTGTTTGTCTTTTATCATCTCTGGTAGATTAGGCATATGTTCAGACGATGTGTCGATAACAATATCAGCGCCGCGGTCGAACTTATGAGGTGTTCTTACATCTCCACAGGTTGATTCTAATCTATTATCATTTGTAAATTCTCTATATCGTCTGAACACCTTAATTGATTTTTCATCAAGATCTATATTATGAATTCTTTTTATGTTTGATATATTTTGAGTAAGTAGTCTCGTAATTAAGATGCCATTCCATCCTCCAAACAATTGAATACGAGCACCTATTTTATATGTCGCTTGGTCGGTTATGAGTGATAGTGAATCAACTAACCAAGTTTTAGATTCTACTTGAGACTGAGAGAAACTATCGAGAAAATGATAAAAATCAATTCCAAGTTTACAAGCCTTGTTAAAGCTATCGTGTATAGCAGGTTCAATTCCAGTAATGTTCGAATCCATTATATCCCTCATCATCTAGTTCATATTCTCCAGTCCATTCGTCTGTTCTTTTCCAACCATTAAAAATACATACATTGTAATTAGGTTCATAAAAATATTTTGGTTTAATATCAGTGCCTGCTCTCCAGTAATTATTTTCGTCTATACCGTAAAGCCTAGAATATACCTCACCTTTTGGTAGATAAAAAAGTTTGTCAGACTGGTTATGATCTAAGTAACCATCAATGCCTTTATATTTCAACATGTAATATTCCATGTTTGACTCAAACTCTTTCCAAATGTTTGTGTTGTCACCATACCATATCATAATTGATGAATTGAGATTAGTATCGAATTCTACGAGTTGATAAGGCTTCCAATACGCTTTTATCATACATAGTTTATCTTTAATAAAATAATCTTTAAAGTGAGTAATATCATTTTGTATCACAACATCTAAATCAAAAAATATATTAGGTACATCAGCAGGATGTTCAAACAATGTAAGCTTTGGCCACCATTTTTCTAAACCATAATCTGGTAATGGTTGTATAATTATATTATCATCTATATTGTTTCCATTTTCAGTGTGACAAATAAATTTAAAGTCATGTTTAAAATTCTTGCATACCATTCGATATAGCCGATTGACATGCTCATGACTAAATTTATCACCCCACTTTAGACATACAATATTCATTTATTATCACCATATCTAATTCTGTATTGTTAAAAGTATTTATAGCTTCTCTAGGAGTTTCTACTATTGGCTCTCTACAGTTAAAGCTTGTATTGAGAAGCATTGGCACACCTGTAATATTGTAAAACTCATTTATTAAATCATAGTATTTTTTATTTTGCTTTCTATTAACAGTTTGAATACGAGCAGTTCCATCAACATGAGTTATCCCTGGAACTTCTTCAGGCCTTTTAACTTTTACAATACGTGACATATAAGGACTTGGTTCAGGTGTATCAAACCATAATTTATAACACTCTTCTAAAACAGAAGGAGCAAAAGGTCTAAAGTCTTCTCTTAATTTTATTTCTTTATTAATAATATCTTTAATATTTGGATTACGAGGATCTGCAAGAATACTTCTGTTACCTAGCGCTCTATGGCCACTTTCTGATTTCCATTGAAACCAACCTACAATTTTGCCGTCAGCAATTGCTTGTGCAACTTCTTTTAAGTTTACTTCCTTTGATCCTTCATAGCTATATTCTTTACCAGCATAAACAGAAGGTTTATGTATTTCTTTATTTAAAACATAATTAGCGTGCATATATGTTCCAATGGATTGTCCTTCATCACCGGGTGCAGGTGGTACATATACGCTGGACCAATTTTCATATAACATTTCATTAACATATCCGTTATAAGCAACACCACCAGCCACACAGATATTATCACATGTTTTTAATGGATATATGTGATCTCTTATTTTTTCTTCTGTGGCAACCTGTAAAGTATGAGCAACATCACACTTCCATCCGCTTTGTTTTATTCTTTCTTGCATGACTTGTTTTTCTTGTATCTTTTCGAAACTTCGTTTAAATTCATTAACGTCATCCCAATATCCATCTAATATCATGTGAATGTCATCTCTATATGAGCCATAAGCGGCAAGACCCATCACTTTACTTGCACCTAGATTTCCAAATCCAAGTTCTTTAGATACATAATTCCATAACGTGCCTATATTCATTTCTTCGGATAAATCAGTTATATTATTTTCTTTGTCAATAAAAATACAATTGTATTTCCATCCTCTTCCGTCTATAGCTAATATGTCAGACTGTTCATACTCAGATAGTAAGTAAGCGTATGCTGCATGCGATTGATGATGATCTATGTAATACAAGTTGTTGTCAAGCATTTTATAATCCCATAGGTTTTTAGGGTACCAATCAATA